GTAATCGTTAGGCTTAATGTACCAGGGGTTACTGTTTTCCCTATAGTTATCGTTGGTGCATATTCAGTTAAAGTCAGGCTTAAAGTACTGGGCGTGGTGACTTCTTGAAGGATTGGTATATAGGAAGTATCGGTTAGATTCAGGGTAGCGGGTACTACGCCATCGCCAAATATCGGCGTATATTCTGTTAAAACTAAGCTAAGTGTAATAGGAGTGGTAACTTCTTTAAGTATTGGGATGTACTCTGTAATCGTTAGGTTTAGGGTGCTAGGCGTGGTGACTTCTTTTAGGATCGGGGCATACTCGGTATCACTGAGGTTTAGGGTGGTAGGAACTACGCCATCTCCAAATACCGGGGCATACTCTGTTAAAGTCAAGGATAATGTGCTCGGCGTAGTAACTTCTTTTAGGACTGGTATGTATTCGGTATCGGTTAGAGATAAAGTAGCAGGTACTACGCCGTCTCCGAATACAGCCACGTATTCAGTTATAGTTAGAGATAATGTTGTCGGAGTTACTATCGTGCCTATGATTATTGACGGAGCATATTCTGTTATGGTCAGGCTCAGAGTAGCAGGGGTAATAACTTCCTTTAGAATAGGGATATATGCAGTTAGGGTCAGGCTGATTGTTGCTGGAGTAAGTACTGTCGGTATTGCTTCCTGAAGGTCAAAGTTCTCAATATCAAGGACAGCATGCCTAGCATTTCCCTCATTGTGGGTATTGGCAGCCCAGATATAACGAAAGGAATGGTCTGCATGGAGAGTTAGCTCTAGAGTATCAACTAGGCTTGTTCTTGCTTCATCATCATAGACCAAACAGGTGTAAGTGGTGCCTGACTTGGAGATTTTCAGATAATACCAGGTGCTGTAACTGCCGATATAGTAATCGTAGTACACGCTGCCACTATAGAACTCTTGCATGACTAGCCAGGCAGCATTTGTAGGCCATCGCCCGTGCATGACAAGAATACAAGTCTTGGAGGCTTGCCAAATCCCCCAAGTATCATCAATCTCGTTACTTAATACCCAACAATTCCCGAAACTATAGTCTGCACTCCCCGATATAAGTTGGGTACTAACCAAATGCTCAAAATCGGTAAAATGCCCTGGGTCCTTGTCCTTATAGAGCCAGGCATCCTCATTGTTATAGGCATCAAAGTCAATATGGTTTGTGCCTACAAGAGCGATATGAGTATTATCGTCAAGCTCAGTATAAGTGGTGTAATCTTCTACAGCCATTATTCCTCTAGGATTTCGTTTACATCAATAGCCCAGGCGATAGATTCCTTGAGCTGGTCTCTGCTTTCCAAGAGCTTCACCGCAACCTTGTGGTTTAATCTACCAAACAGACTGACAAAATCCCTCCAATCCTCTTCGGTTAGTTGTGGTTTGTAGGGATAGCGGTTCTTAACCCTTTGGGGAAACTTGCCCCATTGAGTTTCCGTCAAGCCTTCCCTGTACCACCTACCCATTCCATTATGAACCAGCCTTAGAAGTTCCTGTGCCCGATAACAGTATTCGGTTCTCCTTCTAGGGGAATCACAATCTACTGGGAATGTTAAAGGCATAGTTCCTCCTTATAGAACCCAGAGAGGGAGATTTCCCCCTCTCCGCTGACTTTCTAGCTCAGGTCAAAAATCCCAGAAGCGTGAGCTGCTACGGTCAATGTGTTCCCTGTCGTAACGGTTACATCCGCAGGCGTGGAATCAAGTAGACAATAACAAACTATATTACCAGCTACTTCATAGATACACGCAAACCTGGCTACTATTGAACCACCCGCCGCCGTCCATACTGGGTCGGTGTCTATATCACACTTAACCGTGGTCGTTCCAGTTAATGATAAAGCAACCGCTATTCCCCCAGTCGTGTAGCCGTTAGCGTTAGCATGCTCATTAGTTGCTGGATAGGTTGTGCTTGCTGCCCCGAGGTCTGAGGTGCTCAGAAACAACGCCATCTTAAATGAGGCTGTTTCAAAGTTCGCCACGGCGCTTAAAATATCCGTCCGTGCTCCATTGGTAAAAGTCCATGCTCCTGCTGCCATTGTATTTACCTCCTAAATGTATTCCTTAATGCGCGTGATACCTAAGATGAATCGTGCAAGTATCGGCTACTGCTGTTTCGGTTTTCATTCTATAATAAATCAATTGTCCCGCTGGGAAGGCGGGGGCCCAGAATCTATCCTGCATATGAGCTGCTTGGAACTTACCAACTCCTGCAAACCGCCCTGATGTAATGAGGTTCTTAGCGGCACCCCAGGATATTTCGTACATATAGAGAGCGGTATCATCGCTGACTGTCTCTATTACTATGGATGTGATATGTCCTGGAGTGTCAGCGAAGGAAGCTGATAGTTTAGTAGCTCCACTGTCCTGAATTTCAGCCCATGTGCTCCAAGTATGAGCACTGGCATGAGCTGTAAATGTGCAGGTCAAATTGGTGTCTGAGGGGAATATAGAAGTCACATGCTGTGTGGCATCATCAATATCTCTGATTCTTCCTATCTTATCTATCATGACCTGAACCACTCCACTTCTTTTTCCCATATCTGTTGCCATTCGGCTTCGGTTATATATCTCTCAAACCATATTCGGGGTCTCCAGAGGCAACCGTTATGGTGATTTTCATTCGCAGGGCTACGCCCAATATTAAGATTGCGATTGCAAGAATCTGCGTCAACTATGCCCCCTACGTCTATAGTTGTTGTAATAGCTCCAAAACTGTTTATATCACCACGCCAGAATTGAACAGCAGCCCCTGAACGGCTGATTCCCATAAACCACCACTTATTAAAAGCCCAATTCCTTGAAAAAGCTCCTGAGCGAATATTTGGAGCTTGGGTCGCATGATGATGCCGTAAGGTTAAAATTTGGTTTGTATAGTGGTATATTTCCCATCCATCGGTGCTTACAAGGAAACGACTTAGCAAGGTTTTGTCATCGGATCCGCCAGTCGTAAGCCAGAACCATCCGCCAATACTATAATCCTGACTGGTAAAGTCCAACAGTCCGGTATCCGCCGCAGACGCCCACAGGTAATCATTTACACCATCAAGGGTAAGGACCTGTAGGTGTGAATCAAGGGTTGTCCATACTCCCCCAACATCCACTATTGTTATGAGAGGTTTAGTTTTGGCAAGACTATGCGTAATTGTCCCAACACCCTCCCTAAATGGGAGGTCTAATGCCATATTCCTGTTTATAGCTAAAGCGTCATAATGTATCATGGAGCCTCCGAATAAAAGACTTCCCAATCATAGGCTCGGTGCGTTCCTACCGCAGTGTTTTGAATCGTTACCGCAACACCATATCGGTTAGGTTCTAGGTCTATATTAATTAACTCGGGACTAACCACGCCTGCATAGGTTACTGTGTCCTGTAAAATCAAAAGAGCACCGGCAACAGGCGAGATGCGATAATAAGTTCTCAAAACCACCGTCTCCGTAGCTGTCTGATTCGTAAAGTCTATCTTGAGGCACACAGGTCTGAAAATACCCGCTGGGGCAACGGCGACATAGATATTCTGTTCTGCCGCGGTAGTTGTGATTTCCCCTGCTATCTCAGTAAGGATAGCCTCAGAATCGGTGACTTCCCGAATGGCCTCGGTATCTTCCAGTATCTTCTCAGAAATGGCGGCAAGGGTTTCCTCAATGTCCTCAAAGTCACCAATCAAATCTAAAATCGGAAATAGGCTTGCAGGATTGTGGACGGTCATTGCCATTCTCCTTCGCTTATAGCGACGTGGCTATCCTCGCCTATATCACAGATAGCATGGAAGGCACCAAGGAACAGGTTTTGCGTGTCCATAGTATAGGAACCACCCCTATTAACAAGGAATATCCCAAGGCCGACTACAGCTGCATTGCCTCGACCGATCCAGACATCATAATCCCCGTCATTGGTAATTTCTAAGTCTGCTCTATGGTCATTGGCGGCAAGTATCAAACCACTAACATCAACTACGCCTCCTCCGTTGTCAACTGCTCTTTCTATTGGAAATATTCTTGGATCAGGCATCGTTTGCCTCCCCTGGTGGATATTCGCCGGTTGCTTCCCAGTATAAAACCCACTTGTGGTTATAGATACACTCCTCTACGCTGCACTTATTCCCATGCCTTTCAGTGCACTTAACCGCTTTACAGAATTTGGAGTTGTAAGGCTCTCTATCCTGTGCCATATTGCCTACTTAAACATCACCGTGAAGTTACCAGCGAATGCACCATCGTAGTCAATGAAAATACCCACATCCATTTCGCAATCATATAGTGCGGTAAATGGCTGACAGGATACTTGCACGGCACTCCTGAGAATAAGCGTGCCGATAAGAGTACCACCGGCAGTAACACCATCGTAGATAGCAACGTCACCTACAGCAGTCATGCCGTTACAAACGATTGAATGTAGCACGCACGGCCCCGTGTGGACTATAGCATCAGCGATAACATTTACTTTTTCCCAAGGGAAATCAATTGCAGAACCCATGTTGCCTCCTTAGTGCCGGGGAAGGCGGGAAAGGAGTAACCCGCCGACTCCCCGACAAGCAGATTCAGGTTTTATATGCTCCTTTTAGATTACAAGCCGCCTGCGTAAGTGGCTCTCCAATCGAGCTTGCATCCACCAAAGACCAAGCGAACTCGGTAGAGAACATTGTCGGTTGCGAAGTCGCCACTGAGCGGGCCGATTGGCCCACCGCCGATAGTTACCTTATCGCTTGCCTTCATGCAGATTTCAGGTCGCTCATGCCCTCTGAGGTGCGCCCATTCCATAGCCGCAATATCCCTTGGGTCAGCAAATAGATACCAGCCAGTGTCACCATGTGTAGTGTCCAGAATAGGCAGATATGGATCAACGATGAGAGTCAAGCCCATCTGCGCCACCACGTTGTTGGTGGGATATGCAACAGGAGCACCAGCAGCATTACTAACCCACATCTTGTTTGCCGAAGTCAGGATTTGGCGAGCCGTCATTTCTAGGGCTGGAGGGACCACAAGGAATTTAGCCCTATTCATTATCGGCTCGTTATTGACATCGACAAAGGCGGCCATTCTCTCAAGACCAGTCTCAAGAGCAGCAATGCTCAAAGCGGTTGCTACCCAGTTTCGTTCATCCGGGGGACCGGCAGTTGCATTGTCGTAGAGATTAAGAGCACCATGAGTACCAGTGTCGTCGGCATACATAGCGGTAACAAGTCGATGCTCAGTCCTCACCGCAGCCCTAGCAAATCGTTCTGGCGTGTCTTTCAAGGCTCCCAGGTCATCGTTGATCAGAGATTCCCAGGAAATATCGAACTGGCGTCCGTATTTCAAGACAGACAGTTCGTACTCGGCCTCATTCCGTTCGCTGGCTAGATACTCACCCTTTTCAGTCACACGAGCCAGATATTGGTCACCACCGGTAACGGCAAAGCGTTTTGATACTTTGAAGTCCCGATTCGTGGACATTCTGACAAATGCCTTCCATACAGGATCAACCGCCTTATAGGATGCCAAAACCTGTCTGTCCAGCACATCGCCGAACAGTAAAGGGAAATCGGATGTGGTCAGTGCTTCCTTGATTAGGTATTCGTGCTTATGAGGAGGAAGGTTTTTAGCATTACTGAGCAGGTCAATTGTCTCCTTTAGTTTCTGCTCATAGCCTTCGCCCCTGTTCACATCGTTAAGGGCGACATACCCCTTCCAATCCTCCATCAATTGCATAAGTTCCATTAGAGTTTCCTCCCTGTGTTTATTTTGATTTCACCTCCACCACTTCCGCCTCGTTAATGCGTGTTACTAATTCTACATCGTTTCTACCAAAGCCCTTGAAGGTATCTATTGCTCTTTTAATCCTGTTGTACTCTTCGTCTTCTAGCAGGATTTCATCCTCTTTGCAGGTCTCTAGCTTCATAGCCAGCACATTCTGCTTGACCAGTTCAGCACCGTTCAACTGCAAATCTGGAATGAACATTAGATTAAGAAGTGAGGTCTTGACCTGATAGGGAAGTTCGGCCTTCATTAGCTGTCCCTGATTCATCTGGTCAGGGACATCAACTATTACGGTGTAGTTCTTTAGATTTAGTTTACGCATTTTCCTTTTCACTCCTTTTTGTTTGGTTTTTACACACTGAAGACTTCGACAAAGCCAATGCCATGACCGACAATGTCAAACAATGGAACATTGCCGATTTTGTTAGCTGCGTTTATGGCTACGTCTATGACAAAGCCGATTGATTCGGGGTTAGCTGCAGCTATAACAGCCGTAGCAGTCCCGCCCGCAGCAGCAAGGTTCAGCCTAAACCAGTGGAATGAAGTATTAGGAACTGCGGCTAGCTGTGCCTGCATCTGTTGCATAACAACTCTGCCAGCGACGTTGAGACCACAACCAACATCATAGATGCCGATTTCGTGAGCCACTATCAAATTGCCATCAGGCACGAAGGCTGCGGCAAGTTCCATCCATGTGGCCCAACCATAGATGCCTCCATCCTGTGCACCGGTTACTCGCTGGTCATGATACTCAAGGCCGGTATTCTGCCCACCAGCAAAGATGGCTGTGTAGTGTTTGCCATAGGCATACGCACCATCGCCTGCAGTATAGAACTCTCGCTTAGCTGGGTCTAAGGATGGGTCCCAGTGAACCTTGACAGCGATGCTTTCTTCATTGCCACCAGTGATAGTCCCTAGGGCATAGCCGAAAGGTCTACCGACTGCCATATCGTTGTTTTTGCTAATCACTCCGGTAGTATCGTTGATGAAGAGCTGGTCTCCAGGAGCAACATCAGAATTCTGGATGGCATCAAAGGCGTAGACGTCCTGACACCAGATACCCTCAGTATCTACAGCAATAAGGGGATTTTCTCCTAGCACTTGTGTCGCAAATGCCACACCAACACCAGTATCACCCCACCAGACGGGGTAGCCTTTGGTGACTACTGTTAGATTGCCGTGTTGCAGGTTGTCAGCGTATAGGGTTATGTGTCTGCCTTCATAGGTAGATGAAATCTCATCTCCTATAGCACAGACATCCGCTACTGGATAAACTCCTTGTGGACTCATAGTATTTTACCTCCTAGTTATTTACTTAGCGCCCAGCGACGGCAACATCTAATTGTGCGTCCGTCCAGTCCGGGTTCATTCGCTTGAAGCTCTCTTTAAGGGCTTCCTTGTCCTTCTCGGGGTCAGATTTACTGGCTCCCATGCCCTTCACTTTGCCGCTTTCCGACAGCTTAGCGATATAATCTATTTCAGACTGTACCGCTTCCACTATTCCATCAGCAGTCTCAGCATCCTTGAACCTCTCGATAAGACGTTCCTTGGCAGCATCGGGTAGCTCGGCCTTGTCTACAGCCTCTTTAATAGTGGCTTGTGCTTCAGCTTTCACTCTCTCCTTCTCTGCCTTCTCAGCAACTTCTTTGAGGTCATCACGCTCTTTGGTAAGAGTCGCAATCTGGGTATCCTTTTCCTTGATAAGTTCCTCGTTCTCCATTGCTTTCTTTACCTCCTGGGTTATTTCTGCCCTAACTGTGGCTTCAATAAGTTTCACCAAATCAGGGCGCTTCTCCTTTAAGATCGACAGTTCCACTAAGTCAATATCATGGCTTCTATCTGATTCGTAAAATGTGACGACTCCGCCAGCCCCAGGTTCAGTCACAAAATCAACTGACCTGGCAGCTACAAGTTTCTCTATCACCAGGGTTTCCTTGCCGTCGATGGTGCCTTTGGAAGCACTGCCCACCGCATTGATAGAAATGCCCATTTCTGAGAGCATTTGCTTATCTCGCAGCGAGGCTAACTTCTGCATCAGCCACGGCTCGACAATCTCGGCAACACCAGTAACTACGCCGTTTCCGTCACACTGAACTTCGGTTAATGTGGCCACCCAGTCCTTAATAGATCTCTCAGGACGTGCTTTGTCCTCTTCTTCAGTTGGATGATCCGCATACATTTTCATGCCTTCAAATATCCCGTAATCCCTTTTGAGAACTTCGGCTGGATAGTAGCGGTCCTCGGTAGCATTGAAGCCAGCCTTGATAACAACGACAGCAGCCCGCCCCTTGTCAAACTTGGCTTCGGTAAGTGGTGTATAATTCTGTACGAGCTCCCTTGTCTCCGTTTCCTTTACCCACTTTGGGATCTCCTCGTCTTCCACTCCCAGTTTCCTATATTCGGCCCTTATCGTCCGCTTGACAGCAGATAAAGCAGCAGCCGGTATTGCTACCTTCTGTCCTCGGAATCCACCGGGACTCAATGCGGCGGCAGCCCTACCCAACTGAGCCCGAGTGACCTTCTTCTCCAGGTCTTCCCATAGGCGGAGTTTCCATGTTGTTGATTTCTCTGAATCAGCCACATAAGCAAAGGCGGCCGCAGGATAACTTTGCCCTTCCTCTCTTTTAGTTGGCGCTTGTTCCTGGAGCCACACCAACACGGAGGTTGCCTCTTTCAATGCCTCGGCAGTTTTCTTCTCCTCTGGCTCTGCCTCAGACGACAATAACTCCTGGCATAAAGCTACGATTTTTTTCACTCTAGCGGCATCTAGCGTCGCATTGCGCTTGCCGACTTCGTGTAGAATCTCGGAGTATTTCATCTGGAGTGATTCCATCGGCTTGTAGATTCTTTCAGAGATTACCTTCTTCGGTTCTCCAAAAGTAGCCTCTCCATCTTCACCCAACTTATAAGTTGCCTTATAACATTGGTCATTAACTCTATAAATTACATATCCCTCAAAAACATCCTCAATCCATACACCTCTCGGGATAGTATTATCCACATCCAGGTGATACTCAGTGGTTAAAGCCGCTTGCAACCTAGTCCTCTTATCTTCAGCACTGAGTTCTGCTTCACTTAATTTCACTGATTCCATTTTTGCCTCCTTGGCTACCCATTTGTCGCCCACTTTCTTATATACCCTCTCCACGGCTGTCCATGCAGTAGCGTGGGCTTTGTGTTCCTCGCCTTCGTATTGATCGAAGGCGCTATTAAATGCCTTCATATAGATTTCCTTAGCACGGGCGGGTAATGCCTTAACATTGTCTGGCAGTTCAGCCACTGTCCTATATGGCATGGTTACCTCCTATGTGTATAGATAGACGCAAGCCTGAACTTGTGTAACTTTCGTTCCTTGCTTCAGATATACCAAGCTTCCAACACGGAGATCAACGCATTGAAATCCAGCATCATTATGAGATGCATTCGTTTTAATCCAAATATCATCGTCATAGCGAAATACCTCTGCTATCGCTATGTCCTGAATCAGTTTTGACATTGTCTCTATGTTCATCTTTCCTCCTAAACAACAAAAGAACCGCAGACCTGAGTTTTTCACTCAAAAGCCTGCGGTTCCTCCGTCTATTGGCTTATATTCTATTTTACTTAGGCTTCATTCCAATCTATCTTCTAGCCTTTTTATTTGGTCATAGTCCAGAATGAAACCATCCTCATCACATGGTGAAACAAAAAGATGCTGTTCCGATTCATTTTCTGTCAAATCAAGAACTATCGTTGAGTATATAACTTTGACTCGCCAATCTTTATCCTTCTGGTATTTCAATAACAATTGTTCATCTTTGCCTATACGACAACAATCCAAATTTACTAGTTGTATTTCGGTTGCTGGATGTCGGTAATTAGAGTCCCAATGGACTATTGTTTTCACAAGGTTCCTCCTTTTTAGTCCAGTTTAACCGTCCTCTCGATAGTTATCAGAGTCGGCTTGCCTTGACGTATCTGTATCTTAATACTTCCATAGTCCAGATGCCAATCTATTCTGTCAAGTTCCTTCTTTAGTTCTATATCTTTCTGTTCTTCAGTCATTTGCCCAGTCTTATATCCTCTTGCTTTTCAACATCTTCTTCTGGCAAGGGTTCACCACTAAAATCAAATCTATCGTCCCTTAGCGCGGGGTCTATGAATACACCATCTTTTTGCATATTACTACTTCCAATAGCTTTTTAGTATTTTACCCATAGTAGGATTTAGCTTCGTAAACGCTGCCGCGTTTCTAGCATAAGCAGCATAACATTCAGCGAAAAACTCCTCTACATCTGTGCGTGCGTATAGCGAGGGAAATCCTTTTCCTGTCTTTGTCGAAGCCCCAAAAGCGTCAAGAATATTATATTTGATTTTGGAAATGTTATCTGGAACAAAAACCCTCTTGTTCCAAAAAGAATGGCCAATTTCATGCACAATATTCTCACGTCCAACATGTCCTGCTAAAACTATATTATTCCCTTTATCACAGGAAGCCATCGCTCCGCCACCACGCTTGCCAATTTTTGCAGTATTAAGCTCAATACTCCGAATAGATGCCAAGTGGCTATCAGGGAGCTTCGCAGCTTTTACTTCATTCAAGGTTGGGAGAAGACCATCTTTATCATACTGAGCTCTCCCTGTAACTTTTAACTTGTTATCAATAAGGTTTTGCATTTCTGGGGAAACATCTTCGGCCGGCGGCTCCTTAGCAGGAGGCTTTGCTTTAACAGGTAAGGTAGCCGGGGCCAAAGCACACCTACAATTTGGGTGTTGAGGAGGAGCACTAACACCACCGCTAAACAACTGCTTAGTTGGGATCACGCCCTCTGCCTCATTGCCCTGGCATTCAATGCTTACCTGGCTATCTCCCACCGTTATCCATTCCTTGCCATCAATCCCCATATCCTCCATAGAGTCAAGGCTGGCTTGCGACAATGCATTCGCCGTCTCAGTACGAGCCACAAGTTCACTTCGGTACTTGCTCATATGGTCGAAGGTATTTCTTATATCCCTCGATAGCCCCGGGATACCTCTCTTGTTTTCTATCCCCTGGCTGATAGTGTGAGCCAATCGCCGCTTCGTTTCCTCGTCCATGCCCTTAACCAGACTAGCACCATGCTGTTCTGCCCAATCTATTGCCTGCTGAATTGGAGGGCCTTCGTAGGCTATGGGTATTCCTGCCTTCGTTTGCCCCCAGGTTATCATTTCGGCTTGCCCCGAGATATAGACCTCGGCTAGTTGCCCCCCAATCGTAGTGGTCAACCGATCGTCGAAGGTAGTCAATAGCGGGTCAAGGATATTCCTTGTTTCCGAGCCGAGACTTTCCGTTATAACATGTTTATTATAAATTCCTGCCAGTTTAGAATACGGAAATGCCCGCTGTAGATCGTCAAAGTAACTAGCCAGTTTCCTTTCTAGCCCTTTTCTTAATCTTACGTTCTGGGGGCTGTTTGGATTCGCTGGCAATTGCGCTTCGAGAATCCCTATTATTGCGTCTATCTCCGCTGTTACTGTCATCAATTACTCCCGTTCCGTTGCACACTTGACACTGAACTTGTATCAGGCCATGTTCTAATTCAGTAAAGCCTCTACCTTGGCATTCAGTACATATACTCAATTTTCCTGCCCCTCAAACTTAATTTCGGTATTCATTATTGCCGCACCTAACTTGAATAATCTAGTGGCTATCCATAGGCGTGCATGCCATTCCTTTGTATTTACAATTCTTACTGTCATCACACACTCTGGCATTATGTGTCTAGTTATATCTAATTTTGCTACTGTTACTGACATTTCATTTTCCTAATCCTTTATATTTGTTTACCAGCGAAGCCTATATTAGCCGCCTGTAATTCTGCCTTTAAGTCTTCTGGTATGTTGTTCCAAGCGAAAGTGGTTGCCTCTTCTGCCATTTCAGGCCTTGTAGCGTGCATGGCTAAAATAAACATCTGCTGCTCTGGATCAAAGTAGAGGATACGCCCTGCCATTCCCAACTTAAAGCCACTCAAACGATCCGCTAGTTTTTGGTGTAGCTCCTTAACCTTGTCTGTAGCCATCGCTTATTCCTTTCTTATGGATCTCAATTGGTATCCATTGTCTTCAATCACTAGAGCAACGTCATTTGTATCAATCTCTACTTCAACGATAGACGGCATTATCTGCAAGTCAACACGAGGCTGTGAGTGAGGGCGTAGGCAGACATCTACACCGGTGACGATATGAGTCACCTCAATGCCATCTAATGAGATATGCTTCTTGTTTTGTTCATCTTCCCATATTCTAAACTTCATTGCTCACTCCTTTTTCAATAGCTTTACCTTTACATCTTCGGTTCAATGCCGTGCTTCTCCGATTACGCCTGAATGTCATCTCCACTTCTCCACCTAATCCTTCCCATTGTAGCATTTTAACATCATGCGTCAGCCCGCAATCGCAACAGGTCAGCCTTATACTAAAAGGGCCTTGATTTAACTTCACCATTACGACTTCATCATTTCTTAATTCTATGCGTTTCTTTATTCTCACCAGCTACTCCTTTTTCTTTAGATTCTCCCTGAATTGTTTAAGTGCCTTGGTCAAAGCAATTTCGGGGTTCCCCCGTGATTCCTTGTCTAATTGACCTATCACCTCCGCTGGATTGTTTACCCCCAGCGTCAGCAACGCTATCTGCTTGACATCATCCGAGTAAGCAAGCTCGGGCATAACCTGAAGTATCTGAACAAGTGCCGCGGCTGCCTGTGCCACATCCGCCGGTGCTATCGCCGGGAAGTCCCTATCGATGTACCATTTATCAGGCGGTATCTGATTATGCTCCAAAACAACCTCGTCAATATCCTGGTAAACATCGCTCCAGATGGCCTGATAAGACTGAAACATCTTCATCATAGGAAGTTCAACAGTCTTCGCTGTGGCAAGGTTTCCAATTGATATATCGCCGAAATACTGTTCGGGAATGCCTACCGCAGCAGCGATTTGAAGCTTGATCATCCTACCGTCCTGATAGGCAGCAGAAGCGCCCGTTTCTTGTTTCATTACTGTAGTCTCTGCCCCAAGGTTTTCTACAAGGTGTGAGCCTGCGGCTACTTCCACATCATGCGTCTTGGCTTTAATGGCATCTGCTGCTGCCTGGCCACCCTTCACCTTTGTCTTCAGTGCAAACCTGGACAATGCCAGCATGATCGCTATACGGCTTGCCAAGAACTTTGTATTGTACTTCATCCACAAAAGGGCTGGCAGTAATAATGGATTGCCTCTCTGGGTAATAGTATTATGGGGGAAATGGTAAACCAAAGCTTTTTCGGTCTGTTGAACACTTGCGCCTAGGGAATCCTTTGTGGCCTCATTTGCAATATTGCTCGTGCTTCGGTAAATATCCTTATGCGGTTGCCCTTGGCCATCCGTCCATTCCCTGCGATAGAACATCACGTTTTCCTTATCGTCGGGATCAGTAATGATTTCAGTTATCTCTAATGGATCAATCCACCTGATAGTAGCTGAACCATTAGCCCCCAGGAAGATAGCGAAGAATATCTCTCCATCTATCAGCACCTTGTCAGACGACTTGCGCTGCCCCTTTGCAGACAGGACATTTTGATTAGCCTTATCGTCCCAAAACGCCTCCAACACCTTCGTGACCTTGTCATCTTCAGCTTGCCATGTCATACCGGATCCGAAGGTATAATCAGTCCATAATCTTATAGCCTGTTTACCCATTGGGTCTTTGAGCGCATAGAGCCGAGATAGTTTCAAGTTCGCTACCCGCTCGGCTGACGTGATAATATCGCCAGTAGTACCGCTCAGGTTTATCCAACCTTCGTCCTCTAGGGCTAAATCCGCCTCGACGCTGGCGGTAGCTTCCCTTATCAGGATTTCAAGTTCGTCCCTTGGTGCAAGCTCTCTTAAACGGACTTCCTGTTTGTCTTTCATCTTAGCTCCAAGTCTCGTACAGTTTCCATCGAGTCATAGATAACTATCTCTTCCTGTTCCTTGGGTTCAACCTTGCCTATGACTCCGTATCTCCTGGCATCCATGCCGTGCGAGAAGGTATGTGTTGTCTTCTCTGTGAGTTTACCGTTCTTATCGGCTATAAATCTAAAATTCCTTTGCTCCTTGATACAGTTCACAGAATCTTTAGTCCAGTACTGCTTAAACTGCCTTACCTTCTGGTGACCGTATTCCACGCTCCCCGGGCCTTTCGGCGCCCCTTTTATATTGAATCCATGCTGATAGATTTCCTCTATGGACTTCGGTTCGGCAGAGTCAGCGAATATCTCATCATCATGCTTCCGAAGACCTATCTCTCCCATGCGGTAAGCAATAGCGTCATTGGTAAGCCCCGTCTCATAAATCAATTCTTGGCAGTATAGTCCATCCCCTAATAGCACGCACCGCACTAATACCGTAGGATCGTTAGAATAACCAAAGTCCAACCCATAGAA